CAAACACTTAAAACTAGTTTCATCAATAATACTGCTAGTGCAGAAATTGGTGGCGAAGTTATTGTAGAGCGTCAAGCATTGAGTAAGGCTCTAAAACCTAAGGCAGATTTATAATGCAATTTTTCTATGATGGTCAGATAAGACGTTATTTGTTACAAACAATTCGTTTGTTGAGCAACTTTGTAGTAAAATATGGTGACGGCACACTTAAACAAGTGCCCGTTATGTATGGTGATAGCGATAGACAAGTTGCCAACATTAATCGTCAAAACAGTGAAAATAAGATTAACAGTGCTCCGCGTATTGCTGTTTATATTACTGATTTACAAATGGACCGAGAAAGATTGGCAGATGCTACTCACGTGGGCAAGGTACACATTCGCGAAAGAGACGTTGAAGACGGTGCGTATACTAGCACACAGGGTAAAAACTACACTGTAGAACGTTTAATGCCAACACCATATAAACTAACAGTTAAAGCAGATATTTGGAGTACAAGTACTGAACAAAAGTTGCAGATATTAGAACAAATTATGATGTTGTTTAATCCTAGTTTGGAAATACAAACAACTGACAATTACTTAGACTGGACCAGTTTAAGCGTGGTCAATTTGACTAATATGACATTTAGCAGTAGACAAGTACCAGTTGGTGCAGAAAGTAATATTGATGTTGCTTCATTAACATTTGACATACCAATATGGATCAGTCCACCAAGTAAAGTTAAAACACTTGGCGTTGTTACCAATATTGTAATGGGTGTTTATAAAGGCGGAATTTCTGCCGGTAATGGTTATATTGATGGTTTGGGTGTAGATACTGTTGAGGCAGGTCCAAACTTTAGCGACATATTAGACAAAGCAAAAACCAGTATTGAAAACTTTGGCATAACTGTACACGGCGGCAATGCTAGAATTTTAGATTCAGGCGAAAATGTTACTCATGCTAACAATAATTCGTTGTATGTTAGTGTTAAAATGGGCAATAATATAAACTGGAGAACTATTTTAGATCCGTATCCAGGACAATTTAGACCAGGAGTTAGTAGATTATTTCTAATTCAAGAAGATGGTACAGAAATCAGTGGAACTGCTGCATTAAACCCAATTGATGAGAGCGTATTAACTATTAGTTGGGACTTAGACACGTCTGGTAACACAGATATTGCGTCTATAAACAGACCTAATAGTCCAGGAACATTTGACGCTATAGTTGATCCAGAAAAAAGTGGTCCAGGTGCTGGTTTAGATGCACCGTCAGTTGGTACACGATACTTGATTATTAACAACATTGGTGGCGGTATAAGAGAAACACTAATTGCTGAAAATCGCAGTAACAGATTAGATACTAATATAGAGTATGATAAAATTAAAAATTTTAAAGTATTTGTAAATGGGTCAGAAGTGAGTGCTATTGGATCCAATGTTGCCGACATGTTGGTGTTGCGTTTGGATGCAACTGTTGCAATTGATGATGAAATTACTTACGAATTATACTTGAATGAAGATGGAAATGGTCCAGATGCATGGAAGAATGCTGATGGCAGTGATTTTATTGCCAACACCAACGACATTATTGAGTGGGACGGCGACAAGTGGAACGTGATAATGGATGCTGGTGCCACAACTACTACTATCATAAAACTAACTAACATATATACTAACGTTCAATACAAATGGAACGGAGTCCAATGGGGCAAGAGTTTCGAAGGCGAATATGCGAGGGGTACATGGAGACTAGAACTATAAAAGATAAAATTGTCTGTAGCGGGGCTGTATTTTATGCCAAGCAAACAGGTAGAATTTTATTACTACAAAAATCTCATGGAAAACATGCGGGCACATGGGGCTTGGTTGGCGGAACTAACGATCAAGGCGAAAGTGCTTGGCAGGGTCTACAGCGTGAAATCCAAGAAGAAATTGGCGAGCCTCCCGCTATAATTAAAACAATGCCGTTAGAAACATTTGTGAGTAATGACAGTGTCTTTAATTTTCACACGTATCTATGCGTAGTAGAAGAAGAATTCATACCCACATTAAGTGACGAACATGAAGGATGGTGTTGGAGTTCTATTGACGGCTCACCTAAGCCGTTACATCAAGCATTGCGTAGTAGTTTTGGCAATAAAACTATGCGTACTAAATTACAAACTGTGTTTGATGTAATTGATTTAATGTGAATTTTAGTCATTAAAAAACGCTGCCTGAGCAGCGTTTTTTTGTGGTTGCGTATTACGCTTGAGCTTCTGACCAACGTAGTACTAACGAAACTTCTTGGTCGCTACCACCAGTCAAGTAACAGTTAATAGCTAACACGTCTGGACCATTTGGGTATACTCCTCGACCACCAATGGCAGTATTAGTAATTTCCTTCAACTGTCCTAAGTTTAGTGCTGTTTGATTATTAGGCAAACCAACGAATGAGAAAATTTGTTCTCCCGGATATGCATAATTCGCAATAGATGAGAATGACATCGTTGATCCAATTGGTACGTTACCAGTAAATGATCTGTTAAAGAATACTGTTCGATAGTTAATACCACTAACGTTAAATATACCACCAATAAACGATACAGTTGTACCACCTGGGATAACTGCTTGTACAGCAGTAGTCGGTGATGTTAAAATCATACCAGGTCTAACGTTGGCAACGTCAGTGGCCACAAAATCAGCATAATATGTTCTATTTGCTGCATATCTCTGTGTATCAGCGTTAAATGACACAGTAAACGTGTTGTTCCAAATTACTGAGCTACCAAGTGCAACTTGTGCAAAGGATGGCTGACCACCAGCAGATGGGTTTTGCAACGAACGCCAATCAATATCTGTTGGTGTAATTGGGTAATTACTTGGGTTTAAAACACCCTCAATAACAATACCAGAAGCACTACCTGTACCCGCAGTAACTTCAATACCTTGTAGTAGTAATTGCGCTCTGTTAATTAATTCTCTATCACCCAAATCACCAACAATAGCGTTTGAAACACTTGGAGCCAGACGAATTAAGAACGCTGTTTTACGAGTTGTACTTGCAACAAATGAGGTCGCTTGGTAGTTAAACAAATATCCACGATCAGTATCAAAGCCGCCATCTGTTAAATAAGCACTACCCCAGTGGCTAATAACTGGACTTGTCTTATTGCTTATGAATACAACGCCAGTTCTAGTTGAGTGGCTAGTAGCATCTCCAGCTGTATAAGTTCTAGTAGCGCCTGCTGTAAAGTTGCTCAATGAAGCAGCTCGAGTTATTCCCCCTAACGTAGTAGATGTTTTAGATGTATACGATATCATTTCGTTATCAATATACACAGTTCCTGAGCTTGGGAAGTCAGTTGTGTCATCTAACGGAATTGATGTTGCTGAAGCTGAAATGTCAGCTGACAACATTGCCAATGCGCCGTCATTATGAACTTCGTAACGCACTGGTAAGTTAGCAGATCTCATAAATGCTTCTGTGTTAACGTTGTTATTACGTACTCTGTGTACAAATAAGAAGTTACCTTCTTTACCACGTAGCATGTAGTCAATAAAACCAGCACCATACCAGGTATATTGGATACCAATCATCTGCATTTTTGTAATGTCAATGTTGTATCCGCTTGGTCCTGATCCGTCTGCTGCATCTCTGTTCCAATCTTCTTGATAGAACACTCTATCTTGTATGCGACACAATTTTATTTTACTACCAGTGTTTGCTCCTCGATAGTCAGGCGACATTGACAATGAAGTTTGACTTGATACACTAGTTACTGTATGTGTCATACCTTTAATAACAATTCTGTCACCTGCTTTTAATTGGTCACGGAATCGTGTATTTGTGCCAGTTAATGAGTTACTGTTAGGAGTTGCTGTTACACTACCTGCAAGTTGGAATGTTGCCGATCTTACAGTAACTCCTAATCTTTGTCCGTTATATTGCCAGAACATACCGTTTTGGTCGTCAAAACATCCAGCACGTACAGTTGCTCCATTCCATCTATATAATGAAATTTGTGCTTGACTAGTTAGTGTCGCAGTTGTTGCGCCAAGTTGTTGTGTGGCAATTACTGTAAAAATACGTTCACTAGTGATTGATGAAACAACGTACTCGTTGTTATATCCACTAGTTTCTACACCAATAATTTTAACGTCTGCACCTACTTGTAGTCCGTGATCAACGTCGTCGGTTGTAAATGTAATTGTACTGCCAACAGCTAAACCGTCTGATGTTGCTAATAGTAAATCATAGCTAGGAGCAAACAACGCACCAGTTGTATACATTAAGCCTTTACCAGACTGATAACGAATGTAGTTCTTGCTCATACGAATTGCTTGAGCACCGTGCTGCGGACCACCAGTTCCTAATTGTACGCCGCCGTCGTATGGTCTATGAGAGAAGAATGTGTCAGATCTTGTATATATGATACCAGTTAATCCAGTAGCATTAATACTTCCTTGCGCTCTTGCAGTATATCTAATAACAGTTGCT